TGAATCCGCAGGAGTACCTGCAGCTGGCGCGGATCTACGGCCCTGCGCTCAACGACCTGCTGTCGTCGATGGGCCTGTCGATCTTCGTCACCAACCGCGTCCCGGCGGGCAACGCCTACGTCGTCCAAGAGGGAACGGTCGGGCAGATGCGGGTCGAGCAGCCTCTGCAGACGACGCAGTGGTACGAGCAGGAGACGGAGCGGTTCTGGACTCAGAGCAGCGTTCGGCCGCTCATGTTCATCGACAACCGCTGGGGCGTTCTCAAGTTCACGAACCTGGCCGGGTAAGGAGGAGAGATGCCAGAACTTCACGGCGCAGATCCCCTCGCCTCGGCGGGGTCGGACTACGAAGTGCCGGAGGAATACTCGGGGCAAGGTGACACGCGGGTTGTTCGCGCTCTGCGGTTCATCTACACCACGCAGTCCGAGGATCCGGTCGGCATGAAGGTGCTGGAGCCGAAGGAGGCCATGCAAGGCGAAGAGGTCACCCTCGACCAGATCGGCCTGCTCGCCCAGATGAAGGGCGAGTCGTCTCACGCCTTCTACACAGACGAGGAGCGCGAACGTCTGGAGGAAGGCGGAAACCCTGACGCGCCCGCCCCAGCCGAGGGCGGGGGCGAAGTCAGTTCGATGGGCGAGTACGAGTTGGCTGAGTATATTAAGGCCAACAACCTGACTGTGAACGAGACGGTCGCGCTCGCGGAGGGCGACAAGGATCTCGCTCATCGGCTCCTTCAGGCAGAGAACATCGCAACCGATGGCGAGCCTCGCAAGGGAGTCGAAGCGGGGCTGACATCGATCATCGAGAGCGGGTAGGCTATGGCCGACGAGTACAAAGCTCTCACCTTCATCAACCTGCCGTTCCTCGATGGCGGAGCGGGACGGCAATACTCACCGGGATCCATGATCTCTCGTAGCGACTTCGAAGAGTCTGTGGAACTGGGGGAGTCCGCAATCGGGGAATCGGAGTGGGAAGGTCAGACTTCAGCCGATGACATGATCTCGCATCTGATCGAGTTCGGAAGTCTGAGCGAGGATCCGGACGCGGAACTTCATCCGGCGCATCGCCCGGTGGTACCCGGCGCGCCTACGATGGGTGGGCTCGTCGAGCAGGCCAAGTCGCTGGTAGCTCAGTACGAAGAAACCGGCGAGGAAGTTCCACCGGAACTTCAGGCGTTGGCAGACTCTCGGGCACTGCTGGGCGCCAGCGACGAGGCCGCAGGGGGTGAAGAGAATGCATGAAACCCTCTGGATCTGCGAGAAGTGGAGCGAGGAAGCTTGCGACTTTGCTCGCAGGCGTCTCGACCGCGCTGGGATCAGTCACATTCCTGGATCGCTGAAGCAGGTCGGCAACATCGTCGTTCCGACCATCATGGCCATCAAGGATGGGATCTCGTCGCAGGCTCTGCGCGAGTTCGTCGGCCCGCCCGAGGAGGCCATCGAGATCGCTGGCAACCTTCTGCTGAACGAAGGGATCCAGCGTCTCCAGGACATGACGATGATCGCCACGGTCGTCTCGAACCAGGTGGCGGCCAACCCGTGGTCGAACGCCAACGCCTTCACGGGCGTGGGCGACTCGAACGCGGCTGAGGCGGCGACGCAGACTGAACTGTCGGCTGCGACCAACCGCTTCTACAAGGCGATGAACGCGGCGTACCCGTCGCGTGCGTCACAGACCGTCTCGTTCCAGAGCGACTTCACTGGAACCGAGGCCAACTACGTCTGGGCCGAGTGGACAATCGCGGCTAGCGCCACGACAGCCTCGGGCGCAGGGTTCCTCAACGGCACCGTCAACCTCAACCGCAAGGTTGCGGCGCTCGGTACGAAGTCGTCAGGAACGTGGACGCTCACGAGCCAGATCACCCTCTCGTGAGCCGCAGGGGGAAGGGGGCGAGCGCGAGCATCGCTCGCCCCTGACCCCGCATGGGTACCACGCCTAATCTCGGCTTGCGCTATCCGGAAGAGACGGACATTCCGGATGTCGCTACCGACATCAAAGAACTTGCGCTCGATGTAGACTCAGCCGTCTCTGCTGCGCCGGGTACGCCGCTGGGCGCGTATCTTGAATGGCCGTGGGCGGCGAGTCAGATTCCTACTTGGTCGCTCCTTCCCTATAATCAACTACTGACTGCCGCTGCCTATCCGGCGTTGCAGGCGATTGCTGACGGGGCGGGCCGTCCCTACGGTGGCTCGGCGGGCGTCAACTTCAATATGCCAGACAAGCGAGGGCGCGTTTCGGTCGGCAAGGATGATATGGGCGGTACGGCCGCGAACCGGATCACGACCGCAGTCTCGGGCGCGGACGGCAAGACGCTCGGGGCGGTATTCGGCGCGGAGGGCATCACACTGACGACTGCCCATCTTCCCGCTCATGCTCACGCTCATACTCTTGTTCTGCCAACACATGCGCATGCGCATTCCCTGACCCTCCCTGCTCACGCTCACAACGCCATTGGCACTACCAACTCACCCGCTGGCGATAACGGTAGCATCGGTGTTCAGGGATCCGGATACAGCAGCAATCAGTGGGCCGCGATTTCGAACAACACTTCTTCGCCCGCTATCGCGGGTGCGGTTGGTAACAACTCGTCCGCGCCCGCGATCTCTGGGAGTATTAGTAATAGCACTGGTGGCGATGGCGCGCACCAGAACACACAGCCGTCGATCATCGTGAACGTTTTTATGCGGGTGACCTAGTGCCTGCCGTTCGGATCTCGCCCATCGAGAAGCTGCGGCGGATCTGGACTCCGGGACGCGAGATCGAAGAGGTTGTAGCCGAGCTAGAGCCTCGGACTGAACTCGACAGCATCATCCGTGACACGCTCTTCTCGATTCTCATGCAGCACGGGCCGCAGCGGATCAACCTCGGCAGCGATGTCGAGCCGTTCATCATCAGCGGTACGTTGCGCTGGGAGGTCGTTCACGGCCCCGGCCCAGATTCGATGCCGGAGCTACGTCGGCGCGAAATGACCATCTGGGTCGAGAATGGCGACTAAGAACTTCCGCGTCACTGGGACGAACGTCCCGATTGACAACAACCTCGGCCGTCTAGACGAGTCCGACCAAACTGCTGCGAACCGCGCGGACGGCTGGACTCAGGGCACGAAGGCTGCGGCCCAGATGTCCCCCTTCGACGCCGGTACCAAGCAGGCGTCCACGACTTTCACCGCGACCGTGCAGCCCGCCTCATTTGTCGATGGTTCGAACGCTACTGCGAATGCCTTCAAGACGATGTACCCGCTCAACGGGACGTTCGACGTTGGGAACTGGGTTTTCACGTTCGCAGTTCGCGCGGCCTCTTCGGCTACGGGGCAATGCGGCCGGATTCGGCTCCGGGTATTCAAGAGTACGAGCTACAATGGATCGGTAAGCCCGACTGAACTGACGGCCGCGACTCAGATAGGGACGACGACTACCGCTCTGTCCACGAGCGCAGATCGCACTTCGGTCGTTACTTGGGCTCCAGGCACGACGATAGTCCTCAATAACGAGTTCTTGTTCTTCGTCGTCGCTTGGGAGGTTACGACCGCCGCGACGAACGCGAACGCCGATGTATTGATCCGCTCGGGGCAGTCGGCGGGCGGCTCGTTCCTGACGACGCCGAACTACACGCCGGTCGCTAACCCAATTTCGAATCTCAAAGATTCGTTCGTGTCGTCCTTCAATACGTTGGTCTGGACGGATTCCTACTTAGCGTCGTGGGACTCGGGCAATGGTGGTCAACTCGCTCTCCAATGTACGACTGGATATGGCTATATCGACACCGGGGCTCAGGCCAAGTCGTACGACCTCACCGGTGGCTCCCTGATTGCCAAGGTGACGCCGCCGCCGACGGGCAGCGGCTCGCGTGAGATGTTCATGGAGATCAGTCGGATCGGAACTTGGGGGTCGATCCGCGACGGTGTATCCCTGTACGTCAGCGGTGGCAATCTTGGTGCCTCTCGCAGACTAGCCGGGTCGGTCAGCGGATCGGCTACTGGGATCGCGTTCGATCCGGTGAATCATAAGTGGTGGCGTATCCGGGAGTCAGGCGGAACGATCTACTGCGACACCTCGCCGGACGGAATCACCTGGAACAATTACTGGTCAACGGCGTCTGGGTTCGACGTTAGCGCTATTCATATCGATTTTTCTTGCGGATACTACGGCACTGAAACGGCGTCGAACGGGTATGTCGATGAGATCAACGTTCCTCCGAGCGCCTCGACCCCCATCTCCAGCAGCGATTCGGGAGTGGGCGGTGATTGGGGAGTTCCGACCTACAAGACCGAATACTTCTACGACACATTCGACACGTCCGTCGATCTCGCAAAGTGGAACGGATCTTCGTCCGATCCAGTTTGGGACGGCGGCGGACAGCGCTGCCGAATGCCCTGCGTCAGTAGCTACGCGACACTCGCTACCGCGAACGACCGGCCGCTGCTCAACCTAACGGGGTCGTTCTTCATGGCGAAGGTGACGCCGCCGCCGGTCGGGACGAGTAGCCGCGAAATGACGATGGAGCTTCGGAATGTAGATGATAACACAAACAAGTACATGTTCTACTGGCAACAGGGGAACTTGTACATTCGCCGCTACCTTGCCGGAGCGGTCAGTGGTGAGAAGATCATTTCCTACAGCGCCTCAACCCAATGGTGGAGAGTTCGGGAGTCTGGCGGCACGATCTACTTTGATACGTCGCCCGACGGCGGCACTTGGACGAACCAGCTGACGACTGCGCCCGGATTCGATATCACTCGCTGTCGCTACGTCTTCCTCTGCGGATACTACGCTACTGAGTCGGCGGCGGATGGATACATCGACAACATTAACGTCGTTCCTCCAATCTCCGTCTCCGGGACGGATACGAATGGAACGGTGACCGAGAGCGCCTCGGTCGTATTCAAGGCGACTGTCACTGATACAGGAACTAGCTCCGAGACGAGCGCTCCAGCTAGCGCCCTGGCCGGGACTGATACCGGAACAGATTCAGAGTCTGCTGCGGTTCAAGTCTCGGCGTCTGACGCGAACGGCACGACGACCGAAGCGGCGTCCTTCCTGTATGCTCCGACGGATAGCGACAGCGGATCCGGAACGGACACCGCCTCATATCAGCAGGGCGGCGTTCAATTCGATACGGGCACCGGATCCGATAACGGCTCGCTGAACGTCAACGTACTGGCTGCAGACCCGTATGTCCGAACGTACGCAGATCTCCCGAATGCGTTTGCGACCTATGCGGACATCCCGGCCAACGTCGATATCTATGCGCACCTGCCGTTCGTTCCCGTCTATCCGCTCACCACTGAAGATGCGACGGTTACAGCCCTCATCCTGGCGGCGGATACCAACGGAGCGGTTGCCGAAGTAGCGACTATCGCCTCGACAGCGGCCGACGTAGGTACCAGCGTCGAGAGTACGGCCATCGTTGCCAAGATCACGGCGATAGCCGACTCTACCACGCTGGTCGATGAGACGGCCGCGCCGGTCTTCAAGGTCACGGTCACCGACGCAGGTACGGGCGTTGATGCGGTAGTTACTCGCACGGCCGCGCTCACGGGCACGGACAACAACGGAGCCGTTACCGAGACTCAATCGCTCGTCGCCAAGATATCGGACGAGGGTGCTCAGGGAGCAACTTACGATTCCGCGACACTCGTCGCCAAGTATACACAGACGGACGGAAGTGGGCCGACAGACGAGACGGCGGTCGCACAGTTCGTCAAGGTCAACGTTACGGACACGAATGGCGCGACGACCGAGACGATCTCTCTGCGGCTGTACGCATTTGATGCGAGTACCGGGACTGACAACGCGATCCTCGTCGCCAAGTTCATCGACACCGATGCCGGTAGCTCCTTCGAATTTGCCCTTTCGCCCGGTGGCGCGATCCCCGGATTCGATACGGGGGTCGGCACTGAGTTTGCCGTACCGACCGTTCAACAGTCCGCCGCCGACGTCAATGGGGCTGTTACCGAGACACCGGTACTCAAGGACCAGGCGCTCGATACTGACGCAGGCGCGATAGCCGAGGCCAATGTACTCGTCGTCAAGATCACGACGACGGACAGCGGCGTCGGAAGCGATATCACGAACCTGCGTCGTCTCCTCGTCCCGGTTACGGACGCGAACGGGGCGACAACCGAAACCCAGTCGGCCCAATTCCATATCGACGGATTCGAGTCGAATGGAACGGTCACGGAGTCGGCATCGGTCGTTCGCGGGCTCATTCCTGCGTTCGACTCGGGGGCCATCACCGAAGTCGGCACTGTCAACATTATCCTGCAGACGATTGTCGTCTCCGACTCGGGTCAGATTAGTGAATTCTCGGAGTATCGCCTGTTCCTGGATCCGACGACGGACGAAAATGCAGAGGCGGTCGAAAATGCTTACGCTTCAATCACCATCGCTGCGTCCGAGGTCGTCAAGTCCTTTGCCAAGGAATCCTTCCTCATTGGAGTATTCCCGGCCGAAGGTGATGCTGGGCAATCGACCGAAGTTGCCTCTGCTAAGTTTCGAGCTACTGTTTCTGATTCTGGCGTGGTCAGTGAATCCACTTCCCTCTACAAGCATCTCTTCTTCACTACTTCGGACTCAGGGGGATTGGTCGAGGCGGCGATTCCCGATGCCGTCCTCAGCGCCACTGACCGGAACAAGCCCACCTTTGAGAATGCGCAGTCGCCCGGTGGCCAGGTGTCTGACTTCGATCTCGGTCAGGGCTCTGAGGCCACCCACCTCACGGCGCGACTCGCAGCAGCGGACGTCAGCGGCCCCGTTTCTGAATCCGCAGGCTCCGCAAATAAGGGCGGTGCTCTCGACCTCGGCACGGGCACCGAGAGCGCCGCCCTCCACGTCGCAGTTTCTGCGTCTGATAGCGGGGTGGCGAGCGAGCGAACCTACCTACACCAGGGCAAGTCCAGTTTCGACCTGGGGGAGGGACACGAGTCTGCCTCGCTCGCCGCTCGACTGCCCTCCTACTCGGACGATGGAACGGGATCCGATGGGGAGTTCATCCGCGTATTCGTTTCGGGTGGTATAGAGGTCGGGCGGGCTACCGAGGTCTTTGCTCTCGTAAGTAAAATTTTCGTGACGGATTCGGGGGTCGTGTTCGACAAAGCCGACTCCTTTGTGTACGCGACCGTCTCGGACAGCGGTACCGGCCTTGAATATGAGAGTGGAATCGGACTCCGAGTGTTCGACAGTGGCTCCGGTTCTGACGCCGAAACGCTCGTCGCCCTCTTCATTCAGAAGGACCTTGGATCGGGGGCCGAAGGGCAGCACCGTGACCCGCCGCTCGTGCTCTTTACTGACCAGCCGGGAGGGAGTATTCTCGACCCGGCGATGGGTCACATCTCTAACTCCCCAGCGGTCGGAACGGTCGAACGTCCGTTCGTGCCGAAAGGGACGTTCCGATGGCCCACTCAAGGGAGGATCGTCAAATGACCGTCGTCTCGTTCACTGACTACACTCCTGTGCCGAGGTTCGACAATGTTCCTTGGTCGAATGTTCTGATTGATGAAAGCGATTCAGAGTTTGGTGTCTGGACTCTGATCGACACCCAGACCCTGGATCCTCTGGACGCCGATCCGTCCGATCCGATGCCCCGCTCCTTCACGACCGTCAATGCGACGCTGGACAATGGTTGGTACAAGGTTTCGTTCGCAGACGCGTACAACAACGTGATCGAGATGGTACCCACGTTCAATGGTGAGCCCATTGAGTGGATTCCGACTCTGCCGGACGTAGCAGGGGTCATCCTGATCCGAACGCGCGACGAGAACGGCACGTTCGCTCGAACGTTCAACGACAACACGATCCCGACCGACGAAGACGTGCGCCGCCTGATCGAAGATGCTGTGAACGATATCCGTCCGATGATCGGCTCGGATATTCCCGAGGATCTGATTCAGGAAGCGCAGCACGTTACGGCGATCCGGACGGCGATGTACATCGAGTTGACCTACTTTGGAAATGAAGTGGCTCAGAATCGCTCGGTGTACCCGCAGCTCAAAGTTCTGTTCGATGAGAAGATCAAGAACCTGCAGGCGGCGATCATCGCAGAGGAATCTGGGGCTAGTTCTCTCGATGAGGTAACGGGAGCGGGTGGGTATCCCGCCTACTCCTATCCGCCTTCCGACTGCCTGTATGCGAGGCCATTCTAATGCCTGCGTCTACTTTCATCAACATCGAGATGCTCGGGGCCGAGGAGACGAGGCGCTGGTTTCTGCGTGGAGAAATGGCTATCGAGCACACCGAACCTGCCATGCAGAAGGTGGCCGACGATATGATGTATTGTATCGGAGTCAACTTCTCCAGCGAGGGACGGCGTGGCGGCGGTAGCTGGGCACATCTGAGTGAACAGCAAGTCAAGAGGAAGGCGGCGAGGGGGCAGCACCCAGAAATCCTGATTGGATGGGGAGCGCTGCACGACTCGGTGACTCAGCGCGGCGACCCGGACCAGGAACTAGAGGTCACCGACGAGGAAGTCAATCTTGGATCGTCGCTGGACTATGCCGGTACTCACCAGTACGGAATGGGTCACATTCCGGCGCGACCCTATCTTGAGTTTGTTGCCGGTGACTACCGGCGTTGGGCGCAGATAATCGAGGATCACGTCATCGAGGCGATGGGTCACACGGGACGGATCGGATGAGCTACGGCACCATCGACACGATCTTTCAGCCGATCTTCGATGGAAGCATCCTCACTCGCTCCGTCCTAGCCACTCTGAGAAAGTGGTATCCGACCTACCTGCGCGAGATCGAGTTCCAGAGGGATTATGAGCAAAAGCTCATCCCGCCGCCGCGCACCTACACTGAACGCTGGCGGTTCGACACTTACCCGGACGAGCAGGTGCCTATCGTTGTGGCCGTCTGCCCAGGGATGGCCGGGGAAGCGAGTTCGACCGGCGACGGAGCTTTGAGTGGATGGTGGGCGCTCGGAGTCGGAATCATCGCCGCCGCGAACTCCGAAGAGAACTCAGAGCGACTTGCCAAGATTTACGGCGCGGGTGCTCGGGCGATCATCATGCAGAAGTCATTTCTCGACGACGCCTGGGAATACAGCGGGATCGATCTCATGGACGAGACGTACACCGACGTTCCCGATATCGAGCAGTCTCGGACGATGAGAGCCGCTCAGGTGGTATTCCGAGTGAGAGTCGAGAACATCGTCAATCGTCTGGCCGGGCCAGCGTATCCGGATGGCGAAGATCCGGACAATCAGCCGGGGTCGGAGTGGCCGGAGGTCTGGAGCGTGTTCATCGACGTCAATCAAAATTGTGGAGGGAGGTAAAATGCCGTCAGCATCGAAGCCGACGAAGTATCGCTACATCGGATCCCACGCAGCCGTTCTGGAAGGCGGGGCAGCGGTCGGTCCAGGCGACTACGTGAGTATCGATCCGGCGAACATGACCGGAGTCAACCAGCAGATGCTCGATGACGGAGTTCTGATCGACGCGAGCGGGGTCAAGGAACCTGCGGCCAGTAAGGAGGAGGAGTGAGCACTGTTCTCATCCGGCCGGGAGTCAACGTAACGCTGCGGCCGTCGCCGCCGTCACGTAGTCAACCGACCGATACCGGCGTCTGGTTCGTCACGGGTCTGGCGGATTCCGGCCCAACGGATCCGACCCTGATCCAGAGCATCTCGGATTTCACGCGGATCTTTGGTCCGCGCCAGACGTACTCGATCCTGTACGACGCACTGGACACGTACTTCCGTGAGGGCGGCGCGCACGCCTACGTCGGCAGAGTAGTCGGACCTGGCGCATCCGTGGCCAATCTGGACCTGCTCGATTCGGGCAGTGCAGTCTCTCTCACCGCCTCGGCCATCGGGCCGGGAACGAGCGGCAACAACATCAAGGTCGGAGTCCGGGCGGGAACTCAGGGTGGCTACTTCGTCCTGTTCGTTCAGGACGGAACTGGTACCGAAGTGGAGACGAGTCCGGATCTCTTCGATCAGGGAGCGGCAATTCTCTGGGCCCAGAACTCCAACTACGTCCGGATCTCCGCAGGAGTCTCCGCGAACGATCCTGCCGTGGTCGGGGCGACGGCACTCAGTGGCGGAAATGACGACCGTGGCAATATCACGGACAACGAGTGGCAGGAGGCCCTGGATGGGTTCCCTGCGGATCTCGGCCCTGGACAGGTCAGCGCACCTGGACGCACTTCGGACATCGGCCATCAGCAGTTGGTCGATCACGCCGGTACACATCGGCGGGTCGCCATTCTGGACGCTCCGGACACCGGCACGGTCACGACCCTGCTCGCGTCGGCCATCGGCGCTCGGACGGGAAACCAGAAGTTCGCGGCGATGTTCTGGCCCTGGCTGATTGTTCCGGGTATCGTTCTCGGCTCTCGGCGGGTCGTGCCTCCGTCCGCGTTCGTGGCAGGAAACCTCTCGCGCAACGACTCCGGTGGCCTCGGAGCGGATCAGGCGGCTGCGGGTGACTACGGAGTCTCCCTGTTCACGGCCGACCTGACGCAGGCGGCACTTTCGGACACGGTTCGGATGCAGGTGAACGCGGGCGGCGTGGACGTCATCCGACTCGCCTATGGCACTTTCCGCACGTATGGGTGGCGGTCGCTGTCCGATCCGAACGCAGAGGCTCAGTGGCTCAACTTCGGTAACGCTCGCCTCTACATGAGCATCGCGGCGAATGCTCAGGCGATTGCAGAAGGGTTCATGTTCGACAAGATCGACGGGCAGGGCAAGACGATCAGCGCGTTCAACGGCGCGCTCTCGGGTCTGCTCAAGACGTACTGGGATAACGGTGACCTCTACGGAGTGTCTGCCACGGACGCGTTCTTTGTGGACACGGGATCCCAGGTCAACACCCCGGCAACTATCGCCAACCACGAACTCCACGCAGTTCTGAACGTCTGCATGAGCGAGTTCGCCGAGATGGTTCAAATCGAGATCTTCAAGAAGCCGATCACGGGGGTGTGAGTAGATGAGCACTCAGATCCGAGGCACGAGGCAAGACACCTGGCAGGTAACGCTGCAGGTGGAACATCCCCACAATCCCGGTAGCTTCATCAACTACGGGGTCTGGGACACCAAAAGCGGCGGCGAACTCGACTCCGAGGAGCACCTGTACTATCCGGGTGGGATGAACCCGCCGTACTCACTCGGTGGCCGGATCACGCCGGGGCAGATTACCATCTCACGGAACTACCGTCTCAGCCGCGATCACGACAATATCCAGCAGTTGGTGGACGCGGTAGGCGTGTCGCGCGTCCTTATCTCGCAGCAGCCGATGGACCGATACAAGAACCACTACGGTCGTCCCATCGTCTGGACGGGCACTCTCAAGACACTGACTCTTCCCGAGCACAACTCGGAGAGCACGTCGGATCCGGCGATGATCGAGATCGTCTGTTCAATCGACAACGCACCGACTAGCACGTAGCGGTATAGGAGGGAGCAGAAGTGGAAGAGATTGAACAAGCGCCTCCGCTGGTTCACGAGATCACCGATGACGAGCAGGTAAAGCCGCCGACCCTCTCGGATCAGCTGCGGGCACGGCGAACCGAGATCGCTGAATCGAAGGATGTCCTGCTACCTTTGACCGGCTACGAGGATATCGGCGTCATGGTGAAGCATCGTCTGATGGAGAGAAGTGAAGTCGAGACGATGGGCAGGAAGGTGCTGGGCGAGACTCGGGATCGTGGCGAGCGGAACATGCGTATCCTGCTCGACACGATCCTGAACTCGACACTTGGGTTCTACGTTCAACCGGATGGTGGCGAACCCGAGCAAGTTCTCGACGACCGGAACGGGGATCGGCCGGTCATCAACTGGGACGAGTTCGCTCGCTACCTGGGGTGGATGCCGACGGATCAAGGTGATGCGCGCTCGGCCCTGTACTGGATCTTCGGTAGCAACGAGTTCGCCGTCGGCCAGTACGGCATCATGCTTAACCGCTGGATGGGAAACACCGCGATCAAGGTCGATGAAGAGTTCCTGGGGGAAGGGCTCTAGAGATCCCCGATGAGATCAAAGCCGCAGCCCAAGTCGCTCTCTCCGGACAAGATCCGTTCGAGTACCTCCGGACGGATGACTCGGAGAAGAGAACGATAATGGCCGCGATAGCCTTGCAGTATCAGAAGATTCTGCTCGATCTTAACGAGGATCTCGCCGTCAAGGTGATTAACCGTCTCGCGGAGTCATTGAAGTAATGGCGTTCGGACGCGCAACCGCTGAATTGCGTATCCGCCTTTCAGGGCGGGCATCCGCTCAGGCAGATCTAGCGGCTGTACGACACGAGGAAGAAAAGCTAGCAGCAACTACAAAGACGGTCGGTAAGGCGACCGAGGAAACGCAGCGGCGTTCGTTCCTCATGAACCAAGCTCTCTTCACGATGCGTCGGTATGCGTACGCTGCGACCCTTGGTTTGACTGCGTTGGGTAGTGCCGCTGTCGTGATGGGAATCAAGTTCAACGCCTCGATGGAAATGAACGAAGTCGCGTTCACACAGTTCCTCGGCTCGCAGGTTAAGGCTCGCAAGGAACTGCAGTACCTGTATAAGCTCGCCAAGTATACGCCATTCGAATTCTCCAACGTGACCGACGCGGCCCGCAGGTTCCTGGCATTCGGGTTCACGGTCAAGGAAGCGAACAAGTACCTCCAGATCATTGGCGACTCGGTAGCGGCGTTCGGTGGCGGCAGCGAGCAGATCGAGCGTATGGTTACCGTGATCGGGCAGGTGCGTGCGAGCGGGCGTCTCCTCGGGCAAGATATGCTCCAGCTAGAGCAGCAGGGCATCCCAGTTCTGGATATTCTGCAGAAGCAGCTGACCAAGATGGGGTACAGCGTTACTAGAAAGCAGTTGGCGAAGGTCGGCGAACTAGGGATTCCGTCTGAGATCGGTATTCCGGCACTCATGGCTGGCATGCAGGAAAGATTCGGCGGGATGAGTGCGAAGCAGGCTAAGACGGCGGTGGGTCAGTGGTCTACCCTTCACGACTCTATCCAGCAGGTTATGGGCGGCCTTACGACGACGGCGTTCGTCAAGGGGTCGAAGGGCATCCTACCAGCCCTCAACAAGATGTTTGGGGATATGGGTGATCTTGTCCAAAGACAACACGGTCGCCTTTCTCTTAATCAGGCGTTTGGTATAGCAAAGAAGGATTTCCCGCAGTTTAAGACCCTGATTGATCTCCTCCATCAAATTGCTACGGCCGTCAAGAACTTCGCAGTCATGCTCAAAGATTTGCTACCGCTCTTGGGCTTGCTTGTCCTTGTACTCGATCTCGTTCTCAAGATTCTCAATCCGATCATTGGACTCTTCGCCCAGCAGACGTGGTGGAGCAAGATCATGCGGGCCGTTCTCCTCGGCCTAATCACCTCCTGGCTCATTCAGATACTTGTTCTGCACCGGGCAAAGAAGGCCCTGGATGCAGAGAAGGAAGCCAGTATTGCGTGGACGGCAGCGAAGTTTGTTATGGCCAGAACGCTGAAGGGGATTACCCTCGCTTACGGGTATTTGATTCCTAGAATGAAGTCGTACATCAGCCTGCTGATAAAAGGGCGTGAGGCGAACGGCAAGACGAGCTACGCGACTAACACTCTGAAGGGTCGAGTGCTTCAGCTTCATATCGCCCTGCGCAAGGCCATCCTTTCGGTTAAGGCACTGGCGACCGCGTGGATTAAGTCCTTGAAGAAGATGGCAATTGCGGCCTGGGAGTTCATAGCCGACAGCGGTCCGATTGGCTGGATCATTGCCGCCATTCTAATCGTTACCGTGGGCCTGGTCGTCCTCTACTTCAGGTGGAAGAAGTTCCATGACCTCGTCAACCGAACTGCGCAGTGGCTCTGGAAGCACTGGAAGCTCGCCGCAGTTGCTCTCTTCCTGTTCTTCGGGCCATTGGCGGCATTCGCCCTGATAATTGCCAAGCACTGGAAGCTAGTCCTCGCCGTCCTTAAAGAGATTTGGAACTTCTTCAAGATAATGTGGCAATGGATCGTCGATCACTGGCGACAACTCGTACATATTCTACTCATTCCTTTGGGGCCGTTCGGAACAGCGATAGAAGTGATCATCGATAAGTGGAACAGCATGTGGAGGATGATCGGGAAAATCATCGATAGGATCAAGAGCATGATAGGATGGCTCAAGAAGATTCCGGGTGTCGCCGCTTTTCTGCGTTGGACGACCGGGTCTGGCGCACCACCGACTCTAGGCACGCCCGGTGCCGCCTCTCCATATGCCATGCAGAGCACCTGGCACCCTGCAGCAGCCGCCACGAATAGCGGGGCCATCCCGGTCTTAGGTGAATCACCTGTCATTGGCTCAGCGGCGAATGGAAAGAAGAAGGACACGCACATCACCACCCACACGAGCATTGTGGTCGATGGGAAGAAGATTGCGGAGGCAACGTCAAAGCATCGACAGAATAAGGGAGCACGTAGATAATGGCGCTCCTCAAGTATTACTACACATTCAATGCCATTACAGGAGCGTCCGTTCAGGTCCTGAGAGGGGCAGACGCTCCCAAGATGACCGGCGGGGGCGGCGGCTGGCAGATTATCAACCGGCCGCGCCGCGTCGGGATCACCCAATGGGTGGGATTCGAGCCGTACCAGATGGAAGTTCCGATCCTGTTCGACGCGTGGCACACGCAGGATAGCGTCGAGGACGATATCGCCCGTCTCAACCAGATGCAGATGGGCACTGACTATACGCCGCCGCCCACCGTCACAATCATCGGCGCAGTCCCAATTAAATCTGCGGAGTGGGTCATCACGACTATCGACTGGGGCGACAACGTCTATTGGACGCAGACCCCAAATGGGGACTACGTCCGGATGCGCCAGGACGCAGTAGTCCATCTTCTTCAGTACCGGGCGGAAGAGCGCCTTCAGATTCGGCAAGTCGGACTTCCCAACCGTTACGAGGTCTTGCGCAAAGGTATGTCTATGCGCGATGTGGCGAAAGAGATGTACGGTAGCCCGAAACGCTGGAAGGAAATTGCCAAGGCGAATCCGAAGATCCGTGACCCGAATCATATTCCGTACAATCCTAAAGGCCCACCGACTACTCTGAGGATTCCCTAATGTCAACTGTCATACCTGACAATCCATTCCTTCCTCATCTAGAGCCGCCAAAGCTCGCGCCTCCTTCCGTTACGAAGACAGTTCCGCTAACGGCAGTCAAGAAGCTAGAGCTATCGCAACTAGATCAAAAGAAGATCCAGCGTGAGTTGATGGGGGATGACCTCGACCTCGACAAGCTCAATGTCTATCTGAAATCGAAAGTTCTGTTCGACTCTACCTCCCATGTCATCGATATCAACGTAGAGCGGACTATCGACGGGGCCAGTACGCTCGATTTGGTTGTCAATGATTACGACCGCAGCCTCCTCCGCTCGGGCGCGCTCAACGCTCGTCTCGATATCAACATAGACGGTCTTTGGTTCCGGCTCGTGAAGGTGTCTCGTAGCGCGGGCGAGGACAATCTCACTCTCGGATTCGAGCAGCGCGAGATTGCTATTCTGCGTACGTATCCGAAACCGGGCACGATCCACGATGGCGTCAAATTCGCCAACCGCGATCATACGACGCGCGCCGAGTTCATCTTGAACCTGATCCGAGAGGTGAAGGAGTTCAAGATCCCGGTCGTTATGCCGCACCTTCACCAGGTACAGCAGATCGAGAAGAAGAATGATGTCGGGTTCGACTGGGGCAACGTAGGCGGGAATAATGCCATCAATGGAAGTAGCGGGATCCCACCCCTGAGTTCAAATTTTGGCATTCAAGCATCGGCCGATGGAGTGACCGTTAAGGGAGGCCTGACTGTCAAGGGTGTGGCGATGACCAAGGAACAGCGTGCCAACGCTAACACAATCCTTCAGGTCGGACAGAACATGGGCGCGCGTCGGAAAGTTCTCGTCGCGGCGATAGCAACTGCGACTGTCGAGTCTGTTCTTAGAAACCTGGATAACGCCCATAGCGATGGAACAAGTGTCGGTTTGTTCCAGCAGACGGACAATAATGGGTATGGCAGTCGGGAGGAGCGGGCCGATCCGGCGACCGCAGCGCGGATGTTTTTCAACCGCTGTATTGCAAAGGACAAGGAGGAGCCTCACGTTCCCACCGGGCAGCTTTGCCAAGATGTTCAGGGTAGCAATTTCCCCAATGCATACGCAACACGAGTAGAAGAGGCCAGTCGAACCGTCGCAGCGTTCGGTGTTCCCCAGAACAAAGGTGACGATAGCACCGAGGGCAGCGCCGCTGACGCGAACAACATGGCCGCGACTTCGAACTGGAGCCCCGGCGGGGATAATGCGTACTATTACTACCGGGGCATCCCGCCCAAGAACGGATCCGGGAATCAATGGAAGCGCGAGGACAACTGGACGTGTATCCGGCGTCTCGCGGACGAGGTAGACTGGCGAGCCTTCTTCATTAGCGGCACGTTCTACTACCTGACCGACGACGACCTCTACAAGATGCAGCCGTCCGCGACCATTACCGAAAGCACGAAGGGTGTTTTGGGAATCGGATTCGACTATGACCTCGGGAAGAAGGGCGCGACGGTTGACATCCCTGCAATGGTGGGACTCTGGCTCGCTCCTCCGGGCGCGATCATCGTCCTGCAGCAGATGGGGCCGCTAGACGGGCGCTGGCTCGTCAACTCGTTCTCGCGGAGCCTGTTCAGCAGTAACGCCGACATCAACCTGGCGAAGCCGACTCCGAAGCTGCCCGAGCCCGCGGATGCGAATGTCCAGCAGAACGATATGCCTACCTGGCAATCCGGACAGGATACGACGGCCTGGGCACCGACCCAGAACGGGCCGCTGCTACAGGACGGATCCCGCAACGCCATTGTCGGAGCGGCGTCGAGAGCACTCCAGATCGAGAATGCCGGATCCCACTACCACTATGAGCAATCGCGTCCCTATCCGCAATCTCTCTTTAGCCAAGCTGCGCACGACAAGATTGATTGCTCGGCGTTCACTACGCTCGTGTTCAAGGAAGCGGGTCTGCCCGACCCGAACGGGAGCAACTACGACGGAAACGGGAACACAAGCTCGCTGATTGCGCACGGGGTTCCCGTCAGTTCCCCGGCTCCGGGCGATCTCATTTTTTATAGAGAACCGGCGAGTTACCCTGGCCACGTTGGAGTATACGTCGGCGGTGGCGATATCATCGAGATTGGCGGTCCGGACGGCATTAAGAGAATGTCCTGGCAATATGGCGATCCCGTCGTAGGGATCCGAAGGTACGCGAACCGATGAGTCAGCTAGACCTAGAGACTCCCTTCCAGTACCCGGCCCTGCCGCAGGTCTGGTATGGGATCGTGACCGATCCGCCCACACGCAGTAACGGGAAAATAGGCGTCTCGATCCCTGACATGAATCCGGATCAGACATTCAAATCGAGCCGCTGGCAAACACGCGACAGTCAGGCCCTGCCCCAGGCAGGTGACGAAGTTCTTTGTGCTTTCGACAACCGCAACGATCTCTGGGTCATCAACTGGTGGCCGTCAGGGAACACGCCGGGAATCACGACCAGCAACTACGTGGACGGCCCGCCCGTAAGCGCAGCCGACGACCATATCTGGTCAGCGATGAACGTCAACGCTACCTGTAAGCGGCTGATGTTCCAGTACGACCAGCCGACCGATACCTGGATCAAGGAAGATCTCGTTCCGCTCCCTATCGTCAACAACCAGTGGCTGAAAGGCTCGGGCGGCGCGGTCGTCTGGTCAGGCATCACCGAGGATACGGCCTGGCAACCTTTGACTTTGAATTCTCCGTTCGCAAACTACGGGGGATCCTTCAATACATGCGCATATCGGAAGCTCGCGTCTGGACTAGTTGTACTCAAGGGTCTAGTGAACTGTACTACGGCGACAGTGGCGAACGCGACGGTGTTTACGCTGCCAGTCGGGTATCGTCCGGCGGCGACTGCACTAGGAGGACTCTTTGGGTACACCGGCTCTTACGGCGTGTTCCGGTTCGATCTAGCTTCCACTGGGAGTTGCTTCTTGACTCCAGCGCTAACTATAAATTCCTGGTTCAGCCTTGAACAAATAAGATTCTATGCCGATCAATGAGGTGATATGGCCGTAGACACTCCGCACTTCGATCTGCCATTCACGCTCGGGCGCGGAGGTGCCAACGTGGTCGAGCAAGATTCCATCGACGACATTGTCAACTGCGTCGTGGCGATTGCTGTGACTCACGTAGGCTGGAGGGAGGAAGTACCAGAGTTCGGCCTCCCAGACTACACGTTCCACAACCAACCGCTCGGCGCTAACAACATCCAGGCACTCATCGGATCTCAGGAACGGAGAGCACTTCTGATGGTGGCGGAACAGAGGGACAGGATCGACTACCTGATTGATAGGGTCGAGGTCGGAGTATCTCTGTTCAGGGGGCAGGCATGAGCTTCCAGGGATACATCTCCTACCCGATCACTGTCGAGGCTACTACGATCCTGTCTGAGGCGTACGACTATATCAAAACGAAGTCACCTGAATGGATAGAGCACGATGGCAACCTCGACACCTGGATCCTCCAGGTAACAGCGTCGCAAGCGTCGGATCTGATGGCGCTCGCGGCCGACGTTCCCGATACGATCTTCAAGTGGTTCGGAGCGTACCTGGTCGGAATTCCTCCGCAGGATGCCACCGCGTCCACCGTAGACTCGACTTGGGTATGTAACGATACGCTAGGCCACCTGATCCCGGCCGGTACGATGGTCGCTATCCGAGACGATCAGGGAATCGACCACGGGTTCATAACCTCGTACGATGTCATCATCCCGTCCGGGGTGAGCGGAACGGCTCCGGGCGCGGTGTCCCTGATTTCGGTCGAGACGGGCTCCATTACTTCGGGCCTGGGTGGGAATGGCGTCGTGGTGCCGCTGATCGATACGCTCACGTTCGTATTGAGCGTAACCTTGACGGGCCAGACCGCAGGCGGAATGGACGCGGAGCTATCGAGTGACTACAACACTCGTCTCGCCCGTCGGCTTCAGCGCCTTTCACAACGACCAATCCTTGCCTCTGACTTCTCGCTCGCCGCCTTGGATGTGACGGGAGTGGCCCGCGCGGTGGCTCTGGATGGATTCAATCCGTCCAACAACTCGTTCAACAATGAGCGGTATGTCGCGGTAGCGGCGCTGGATTCGAACGGAGCACCGATCTCCTCCACGATCAAGACGAACCTAGGATCATATCTCGACTCTCAGAGAGAGATCAACTTCCAGGTTCCGATCTTCGACCCCGTCGTTACGCAGATAGACGTGACGTACAACGTAAAATGTATCTCGGGCTATACGACTGCAACGGTGAAGGCGAATGCTGATGCCGCTCTGGCGCAGTATTTCAATCCGACGCTCTGGGGAGTCGATCCCGGCATCACTGATACTTCAGCTCAGGTACAAACTTGGGTCGAGACGACGACCGTCTACTGGACGAAGGTCCTGCGAGTGATCGGCAATGCGCAGGGAGTAGACCGAGTGATTACGATGACGATGGGTATTCATGGAGGATCACTCGGGACGACTGACATCACCCTTCCTGGGCACGCGACCATAGCCACGATGGGGACTCTCAACGGAACGGCGACTCCATGAGTGAGTACGGCTGGCCCATCAAGGACGTAACTCAGCGGATCTATGACAACCTGGAGCCGCTGTCGAAGCCGGATGAGTCTCTGGGCTGGCCACTGCTTGCCTTCGTCAACACGATGGGCGAGATGTTCCAGCCCGCCGCCGACCTCTGCGAGGACGGGCCGAATGGCGAGCCGGGATGGTCGGTCGTTCTCGATATCAACCGAGTAGCCGATGAGGGACTCGACTACCTGGCGCAGTTCCTGGGACTGCACTTCTACATCGGGATCGACGCGCCGACGAAGCGGCAGCAGATCCGCGACCACGTCTCATGGCAGCGAGGCACCGTAGACTCGATCCTGGCGGCAGTTCGTTTGTACTTGACTGGCACGAAGACCGTTCAGTTGAGTGAGCGAGATACGAGCGCCTATCATTTTAACGTGACGATCTGGCAGGCGGAAGCTCCTGCGGATACAACGGCGCTCGTCGCCTATGTCAACAAATTTGCGAAGCCGGGTGGTCTATGGTGGACTCTCACGGTAAACACCGGGACACCGCCTCCGCTCACGTACAAGGACATCTACGATCCCGGCTGGACGTACAAGTTCATCTACGACACGTTTGAAACGTACGGCGACATCCGCTACGTTCCATACGCGCCCTAGGGAGGGCTATGCTAACCACAACGAGACGGGGGATCTCCTATCCGGATCCAAACCGCCTGGATCGCGCGGATATCGCCCTGCACATCGGCAATGTCGCTACTGCGGCCGACGCCGACGTTCTGTTCAACCAGGGTCTGGATGCCGACCGGCTCGCCGCGACACATCAGCCAGGTGGCGGTAGATTCTGGTGGACGACGGATTCGAAGCTGCTTTGGTACGACGACGGAACTGTTTGGAGTTCAGTCGCGCCCACGTCCGCGACCGCAGGGCCGCTGGCGTCACGGCCCGCAGCCAACTCCTTGACCGCGGGATCGTCCTACTTCGCCACTGATCAGGTCGCGCAGTTCGTGACCGACGGCACGACCTGGACTCGCTGCACGGTTCCGGCTGGGACTACCGTCGATTGGTTCAAGCCGGATGGAGCGCCGCCCGTCGGCTGGGTGCTCTACGACGGTACCAACCTTCCTGGTTCGACGGGCATCTATGCTGATCTCTACGCGCACCTGGGAAATTCACTCACGAAGCCGGACACGCGCGGGCGCCATACGGTCGGCCTTGGGTCGCACGCGGACGTGAACTCAATCGGGCTCAACGATGGAGTGGCACTCGCTAACCGGACTCCGAAGCATAACAGTTCGGTGGGCGGCTTGACGCTTCCGGCGCATAGCCACACGGTTTCGGATCCCGGTCATAGCCACTCTATGGGGCCGCCCGCTCCCACGGCTCTGGTGAATACGGGAAGCCCCTGGTCAATCGTCACCGGCTCCGGAGGCTGGAACAGCGCCTCTCATACTCACACTATCAATACAGCATATACTGGCATCTCAATTAGTGGTGGGGGCGGTGGTGCACTCAACGGCCAGGTCGGCCCCGGCGGCACCCGTCCGATAGACTCCGGGGCGTACATCGTGTGTGCGAAGATCGGGAAACTGTGAATGTTGCCTCTGGCTATCGATTGGAGCCCCGAGCTAATACTTGCGCTAGCAGGTTTGGCCACGGCCATCGGTGGCATAGCTACGTCGATAACCGGGGTCGTGATGAACAGGCGAGCGATGAAGGATGAGACGACTAAGGAGCTAGAGGATAAGCTCCGCAAGACGAGGGCGGAAGCAGAGAAGTATGCCGAGGAGCTACACGAGTTGAGAATGAAGGAACTGTCAGATGAAGATTAGCACAAAGCGGTTAGCCATTGTCACGACGGTCGCGTCGGGAGTTCTGTTCGTAGCGGCTGGCGGGTTCGGAGCCGCCGCCATCCTCAAGTCGCAGCAACAGGTTCCGTCGAAGACTGTCACTGTCGATGTGGGTACTGGAACGCCGGGGCCACCCGGCCCCAAGGGAGATACCGGCCCCGCTGGGCCCGCTGGGCCAGCCGGTCAGAAAGGAGACAAGGGCGACCCTGGGCCTGCTGGAGCCGCTGGACCCAAAGGGGATACCGGGCCTGCGGGGCCGAAGGGAGATGCGGGAGCCGCAGGCCCGCCTGGGCCTCCCGGCCCCGCAGGGTCTACTGAGTGTCCGGCCGGTTCGACGTTCGGTAAGCTAGTCATCAACGCCCCGAAGGGGCAAGTTGCTATCTATGCCTGCATTGTAGACTAGCGGCGTTCAGGAGGTCCCTCGTCACACTCCTCCTGGGCAGTCCGGGGGTGAGTAAGTTGGCCGCGACTGAAAGCCCCCGGACCTGGGCTAGTCGAGCCGATTGATAGTGATTGAGTACCCTCGCTCCCAGTAACGGTACTCACGCGCACCGTCCCGCCACATCACCTTCACACAGATCATTTTCTCGTCGGGATTGAGGTAGGCGTTGTCTATCGCCGTCCAGATAACGTAACCCTCCTCTTCCATGTATTGGTCGCCGGATCGGATCTCCTCGGCCTGGATCGTGAGATACGGCACCGAATCCTCCCTTTCATACATCGCGGGCGTTCGTGAGAGCCATGGAGACAAATTAGAACGGTCGAGGCGGGCCGGGAGCCACCTCACCTTGATTTAATCCTTAGAATGGCTCCTATTAGTTCGTACTACGATTCATCCGAGGAGCACCCACGCTTGTTCATCCACCGTACCCAATGCTCCTGCGTCCAGCGGGGGTTCGGAATCACCGGGACTTCGCCGTTATGGTAGACATAGGTCATCTCTAGCGCCTGAAGGATCGCGTCCGCGATGTCGAGGCTCGTAACCTTCGACTCAAGATTGAGAATACCGTAGACTCGCCGCTGGCTGATTCCGGACTCCTCAGAGATCCAAGTAGCGTAGCCACTCTGCTGCGTGAACTCGCCGCTGTAGGCTACGTCGCGCTTGCCTATTTGCCCGGATCCGCCGGAACTGCCGTAAACAGTCTTGTGATGCTCGGTCTTTCCGTCGT